TGTACAAAGTTGAAGAAGTTTTTCACGCATTAACTCCGTCATAGAGTTTCCTGGGACTTCTATATCGTCCAGAATCATCAGATCTGCACGAGATCCCGTTAACTGACCAGTAATACCAACACTTTTGACTGATGGTGCCTGGTGAGGAGAGCATGCGACGTCGAAGGAAATCCTTGACCATCTGCTGTCGTCGCTCTTGGGTTGTAAGTGACTTAACCATGGGGTTTCAATGATTAGTTTTTGTAAGAATATGGACATGTTATCAGCTCTTTCTTTAGAAGCTGATATAATCATTATCTTCCTTTCGGGGTCGTTAAAGAGTGTCCATAGCACAAAAGCACCAGTAATCCAAGATTTACCAACACCTCTAAAGGCTTGGATCTGTAATCTTTTTGGTCCATGTTGTAAGTAGTCCGCTATAGCATACTGTGCTCTTGTAGGAGAAGGTAAATCAAGTTGAGACCACAAAGCTTGTAGAAACAACTTGAAATCTTCTTGTAATGCGAGTAAAGGGTTAAGCTTTTCTGTGTCTTGTAGCATTTTCCGCCCATATTACTTTGCCATCTGGACCTTTCATAGGTATATACTGTACACCATTAATTGTTTTTGGGTAATAAGTAGTTCCAGCAATTTTAACTGGTTTATTCTTAGCAGAGATTTTTAATTTTGTTTTATTTTTCATGGTTAGTTAGATAATACAGTTGTTGTTGGAGCTTTAGATACAGGTAAACTACCTGCTAGTATTTCATAGACTTCATCTACTCCATATTTTTCTACTAATTCAATATATTTTTTTTGACCATAATGTTCTTTTATCCAAGATGCTTTATCAGTCACTGGACCCTTTCTAGGCCAATAATCTCTTAGAATTGGTTCAGTGAATTTTACTATATCTTCATCAATAGTTTCTGCTTTATTAATAGCTTGTAAAATAATATCTGTTAATTCATCTTTATTGCTTCTAGATGCATTACCTTGTATCCATCTGCCAGTTTTTTCGTCAAACATATCTTTAAAAGGTTCTAATTCTAAATTAGTAATCATATCAGCACCTTTTTTACCTTTTCGAGTATGTGCTTCAACAGCTTCAATATGACCTAAACTCCACATACGAGTATTTTCATCATAGTTTAAATTTTTAATTAATCTTTTTAAAAGATTCTTATTTCTTTTTTGAGCTTTAATGTAATCTGTTATTTGTGTTTCAGTTAATAACTCTGTACCCAGTTTTGTTCTATTGGCATTAATTCTTTCAGCTGCTTCTCTAACTAATTTTTCATCCACGGTAGCAGTAGATTCACGAATCACTTTACCAAGTGTAGTTTTTTCTAAAGAATCAAAATTAAAATTAGGTTCTTTTAAAGAATTAGCTTTATTTTTAATATAATACATTTTACCATCAATTTCTCTAAGAGTACCAAAGCTTTTTAAACTTCCTTTACCATCTGGACTTAAAGCTTGTTGTTTTTTCCAGAACTTAATAGCTTCTTTTTCTATATCAGCAGCTTGTAATGCAGCTTTTTCATTACCAAACTTTTTAACCCAATTGTTCCATTTTCTAGTATCTTTAAATGTTGATGGACGTAAAGTTTTAGGAACTGGAACAACACCGCCACCTGTATCAGATACTAATCTTGCGACACTTCCTTCTGGAGCGTTTTTAAATGCAAATTCAGTAAGATCTCCAATAGCTGCACCAGACTTAACATACTTAGCAGCTTTAGGAGCACCACCAGCAGTAACTGCTATTTCAGTAGCAATACCTAAAAATTTAGCACCTCTAAGATCAATACCTAAAGTTTTATGAGCAATCGCTTCTACTGGTTTAGCTATAGCCTTTTCACTTAACCAACCTACACCTTCTAATGTTCTAGCAGCTCCAGCTGTAACTACATCAACAGGGTTTAACCACTCTTTACCTTCTAAAGTCCTAACATCCATATAGGTGTCTTTTAAAAGACTGCCAGTTGTACTAGCTCCTTGTTTTAACCATTCAGGACTATTCTTTTGCAGTTTTTGAACTACACTAATAGTCTTATCAATGGTTTCCTTACCAATGGTTCTATCTTTATAACTTTGTATTAAATCTCTATTTTCCGATTCTTCTTCTTTCTCTTGACCTGGTAATGGTCCTCCTATGTAAGACATAATTAACTAATATGTGTAAGGATCATTTGTTCCCTATCGGGTATTGTTCCAAAAGTAG